AGGCAAGTACTCGCCAAATCCCTTGGCAAGCAAATTAAACTCAATCCGCTGCGAGTAATGCAAACGCTTGTGGATTGCAGACATCACCTGTCCGCCCTTTTCCAACAACGCAATCGTTGTACCCACCGCCGCATTTTGATTGCTGTCTCCCACCTGCATGTCCGTGACACTGGCCAACCTGCGGCCCGCATCTGCGCAGAAACCAAGCAACGCAAACAAGGTCTGGCTTGGCTCCTTGTACGGCAGTGGCATCAGCGTCTGACTGAGTTCCACACCGCCCGCATCAATGTCTCTAAACTCCCCCGGCTGCAACGGCACATCATCATTCATGATCCGCGCGCCCTTGGCCTTGAAACCTGCCGGCAGATTCACAAGCGTTCCCGCATCTAACAACTGACGCAGTGCAGAAGTTGCCGCTTGACTCAAACCACCAACCAAATGCAAGAAGCCTAGACCATACGATCCCAAGCCCTGCACCAACATGTAGTGCACGTAATACTGCTTGCGGCGGTACAGATCATCGCCCTCACTCCAGTTGCGACGCACACCCACTGTCGCTCCCGAAGTTCTGTCAATCGTGATAATGTACGGCAGGCGCAAGCCCGTTGGCTCATCATTCTCATCCGTGTGCTCAAAGCCCTGCAGATCGTAATCAATCTGGAACTCCAGCAATTCCATTTCCTCATCGTCCGTATTGGGCGTGATCTTCGTTACGCGGTCTGTTTCTTTCTGGATGATGTTGTTGCCAACATCCGACGTGCTGCGCTCCTCTGCCGTATCCAAATACTGACCACGCAACACTGCTTTGCGGTAATCATTCACCGACATCGGCACCACGTGCGTGATCCGCGGGCACTCACTCATCACACTCGATCCGTTGTACGGGATATACAAGTTGTCAGGCAAGATCAACTTGCTCACCATCCGGTCACGATCCTCGTCGTAGTACACCTTCTTAAACGCCGAGCCACCATAACCAACATAAAACAACAACTGATCAAAGTCCGGTGTGTACTCTTCCATCACCGATGTGATCTGATAGTTCATGAAGTCACGCACCCTGTCGGCCTGCATCAACTTCTCCCTCGTCTCTTTCCCCAGTACGCGCGTGCGCACGGGACCGTCCGCGGGCATCAATTCCTTGAGCGCCTGCGCTTGGAACTGCACAATCGCTTCTGTTAACAAAGGATGCGTCGTAGCTGCAGCACCCTTAAAAGGACGGGTGCGCTCATCAAAGGTAAAGCCAAGCAGCTTCAGGCCCTTGCCATACTGCTCTTCCCAATCCTTACGCGAGCCCTGATCCGCTTCAAACAAAGGCAACAACTCAGAACTAATCTGTTGCAAGACACTTGAATCAAGGACCTCGGCCAGATTTGCGCCAAAGGGCACTTCGTCTTCTTCCGCACCTAGCGTTACATCAACGCTTCCAGTTTCTGGATCAAGCACAATCTCTATGTCAGGCATGTCCTCTTGCACCATGCTCTCAACTTCAACATCTATGTTGCCAGCAGGCAGGTCGTTGTTCTTTTCAATAGGCATGTTATTCCTTACATGTATCTGCGGTTATCGTCAGTTTTGCGTTCAACCATTCCACCCTTCTTGAATGGAATACCCTTCTCCAAGACTTTGGTTGCAGTCTCTGGTGACCACACCACTCCCCAAACAGTTGGTTCAGTTCCATTGGGATTTGGCAGTGTAATAGGTTTAATGTCAAATCCTGCTTTTTCGCCACCTAAATCTTTTACGGCCTGCTTCAAGTTTGGCAATACCTTTTCATACAACGCCGCTCTAGCGGACTCCTTACCCGGGAAGGTTACAAAATTTTGACCTGCACGCATTGTGGACTGAATTGCGTTTTTCATCAACAACTGCATTTCCACAGCAGGGCTTGTCTCAAAGCCTGCAAACGGCTGCTCTAACTGATATTTGCCCGGAGAAGTCAATGAAATTCGGTTTTCTATCGTTGCAATTCGTTTTTCCAATTTTGCTTTATTTATTGCCTGTGAAGGATCAAGTTCATCCACTTCTGCAAGCTTAGTTTTCAACGTTGCTAACTCTGCTTGATCTTTTTCTAGTGACCCGCTCTTAGCGCCTAATTGACGAACATCTTGCGCAAGGTCAGATTGCAGTTCATGCACATGGCGGCCATTTAATTGTTTGCCGTTCATGTCTACCGTATGCTCTGTGTAACGAGCAAATCCAACAGGGTGAATTTCTCCTGCTACGTTGGCATGTTGTCCACGATAACCTATAAGCGGATTAACTTCTTGTATTGCACGCTCATATCTATCGCGCATTTTGTCTTGAACTTTTCCTTGCGCTGCTTTAACTGACTCAAATACAGTTTGTACCTTGTTTGATACTTGGTCATTAAATTGAATATCAGTGTTCAGCCCTCTATTTGCTTCATAGATGTTTTCAATTGGTTTTACTGGCAACCTATTAATAACTGCAGTAATATCAATTGGGTCCATACCCAATTGCACTAACTTATCTGATCCCTTTTGCATTATTTCAACAAACAATTTAGCTTCTTCTTCTTGCCGTAATTGTTTTGTTGTTGCGTACATTGAATTTTCAACTACAAATTTTTCCATTCGTTGCTGTGGGGTTAGCTGTGGACTAGGAATATTAAAATGAGGAATGGAAGGTATTCTGCCCGCATCTATTCCCTCTTGTATTGCAGCTTGTACCCTTTGGTCAACCATCTCATTTAAAGGTTTTCCAAAAACTTTTTCCCCTGAAAGAACTGGGTATGTAAGCATGTGTTTTGCATCGTCTGCCTCTTGCCGAATCTTGTAAAATTTTTCATATAAAGGACGATACGCCGACAACTGCTGCTTTAGTTCCCCTATGCTTTTTAATTGTCCCGTAATGGGGCTGTTAGCTAAAATATTGTCAATGGTGTCAAACATTGAGGGCTTACTTAGGCCTGTAAATACATTGTTTAGTGCCAACTTTAGTTCCGCTGCATCTTTGGCAAGTGCTTCCGCTTCAGGTGTTTGTTTCACGTACAAATTCATTGATCCAGAAATTGGTTTATCTGGGGCAAACACATTGTCCATGTTGGAGTACATAGGTCTACCTTGGCTTGCAGGCTCATCAATAGAGCGCAAACGACTAGGTGAATATGTATTGGCCAGCGCATCTTGCAACATAGCTGGCGTTACTTTATCTTTTGGACCCAATCCAGACAGCGCTTCTTCAAGGCGCGCAACATCCTGCTCACGAAATTTGCTTTTAACTTGATTGATCAACTGCTCCTTCTGTGCAGGACCCTTCATCCCCGCAGCAAACTCATCCAAGCGTCCAACAAATGGAAACTCTGCACTAATCTGCACTTGTGCAGGAGCCGCAACAGGGGTAACCACAGGCAATTGCGCCATAGCCCGCGCTTCGGCTGCCACCGGAGCCGCCGCCTCTAATGCAGGGGCAACTTCCGTTCCTGTATCAACAAAGTTCCAACCCGGTGGGTTGTTTAAAGGAGGCTCAACAGGGCGAGGCATTACGTTTTCTTCAAATAAGCGTAACTGCTGCTGTGTATCTTGCGGCAAACGAGTAACTGCTTCATCTCGCTGTGCAAGATTTTGTGCTCTTAATTGCGCTTGAGACATTGAACGCCAGTTTTCAAACTCTTGCAGTTGCTGAGGTGTCAACTCAGGCGCTTCCATACGCTGACCAGTCATTAAGTCTGTCATTCCGGGCTTCGCGGTCCTTGATTCTTGGAACTTGGTCAACAACTCGGATGCCTTGCCCTTCAAAGCCTGCCCACCTTCAATGATCTTGCCGGGAGCCATCAAACCTGCACCTACTTGGCCAAGGGTGTGAAAACCTTTAAGCGTTGGATCCGTTGGCGTGGGCTTGCGAATGCCTGCTTGCGTAGCCAAATCTTTAAAATACTCACTGCTAAAAACAGGCTTTTCATTTTTGTATCCAAAAGGACGCATTGCCATGGTTGTCAAATCAACAGGCAAGCCCGCAAGATCATATGGCACGTCTGCCGCACCATAAAGAATGGCTGGATACGCCTCTCCAGACTTCAAAGCCTTAGAAATATTGCCCGACCTACGACCAATACCCGACTTCTGCGCAATAAACGCAGGGGTACTTGCCGCTGCTATCTCTTCTGCCGTGGGCTCTGCATCGCCGCCGTTTGCACGATTAACAGGAATACGGATATTGACTTCCGGGCCCTTACTGCCTATGTACGCCCTGCCTAATTCCCCAGCCAAATCACGTGGGCTAAAACCTTTGCTTACAAACTCCGTCAGAGCATTCTTGGCAGACTTGACAAGCCTCTCGCCACTACCCATCTTTTCATACTCCGCAACCCGCGGTCCGTGGAAATCGTACCTGTCTGAAATTACAGTGCTGCCGTCCGGCATCTGCTTGTACTGAAAACCACCCAGCGTATTCCTAATGTCCACGTACCCCGGGCCTGCCGTTTTGGCATCCGGATAATCTTCGTAATCTACACGGCCCTTACCACCTCTGGCTTGACTGCGCCTAACAGCATCCATCATGGCCATCTGTTCCTTGGCCGTAAAGTCTTTTGCAGTAATAGGTTCTCTACGACCCGTCATAACGTCTACATACGTTCTAGACGCAGCATCAAAGAACGGCTCGTCTTTGCGCTCTGTGGGCTCCACTTTTACATCCCCGCCCTCAGCCATCATCACCGGCTGCTGTGGCTCGGCAAAAGGAGAACGAATTGTGGTATTGGATAAGTCAGCAAAAACATTAGCCTGACGCTTACTGACTGCCGCGGCTTGCGCCCGATCATCCTCTTCCTCCTGCGCCTTAGCCAAATACTCCTGCGTGATCGTTGTCTTACGATCCTCCTCATCGTCCGTCTCCGCTAAGAACGATAAAGCCAACGCAGCTTGATACCCCGGGCCAAGACTCGCTACTCGCGCCGCTGCTTCAGGCTTTACCGCAGGAGCCTGTGCCATCGGAGGAAGAGACGCGGGCAACGGTTCACGTTCTTTTTTTGCCATTGTTTCACGTGGAACATCCTTGCCAAGAAAACCCTTGACGCGCTGAACATACGTCCTAGTCTCATCCGGCAGTTTCTTTGGGTCAGCACCAGAAGCAATCCACTTGTCCGTGGACCCCGGCCCCCAGTTATACGCAATCAAAGCCTTCTCAGTATCACCATACTTTTGCTTCATCGCCTGCAAGTAATCCACACCCACCCGCGCAATCTCATCAGGGGACTTGTCCTTAGCAGGAGTTACACCAAAACCGGGATCCTTAATGGTCTTGGGCATGACCTGCATCTCACCCAAAGCACCCTTGGCACTGGTGGTCAGCGTCTTGCCGTCATCCGCGTACCGCTTGCCACGGCTCTCCGCCTGCTTAACAGCAGCAACTAACTCTTCAAATGTCTGTTGGGCCATGGTCCGAGGTCCTTGTCAAATGTATTGGTATTTTATGCGGCATTTCAATAATACTCAACCGAGCTCTCATCCACCTCCGGCTCGTCATCATCATCCGACTCCAACGCAATAAAATTACCCTGCCTAAACCGAGTCCAAGCCATCACCGCAGTATCCACCTGATCATCATTGTTCCCGTTAGGAAAAGACGCGCATTCCTCTACAAGGTCCTCGGCCCACTCCTTCCCCTCAGGATACCAAATCATGCCGGACTCCAAAAGCGGAGCAACAGCATTGGCACGAC